CCACCTGGCGCCCCGCGAGACGCCCGAGGCCCGTCAGCGCCGAGGTGGGCGAGCCGAAGGCGAAGCGGGTGGCGTGGTCGGTCAGGCACGCCTCGTCCAGCAGCAGCAGCCGCACCGCGCCGTCGCGCGCGATGGCGGCGAACACCTGGCCATTGGCCAGCGCCGCGACGCCCATCACGGCGCCGTCCATCTCCCAGCGGCTGAAGGCCGCGACCTCCTGCGCGCGCAGCGTCGTCAGCACCGTGATGCCGCCGCCGGCTTCGTCCGGCATGAACACCAGGTCGGCGATCAGGTGCGGCGCGAGCAGGCTGGCCAGCTCGGCCTGCCAGGATTGCTGCAGCTCGTCGTAGACGAACTGGCGCAGCGCCGCGCCGCCGCGCTGCACGAACAGCAGCGCGCCGTCCACCTCGCCCACCCGCGCGAAGCGGCGGATGCCCCGCCGGCTCTGCTCCTCGATCGCCACATTGGTGGGCGTGATCGGCGGCGCGACGGTGATCGCGTGCTCGGCGCCCGAGGTGAACACGAGCAGCCCTCGGTGCGACATCAGCTGGTGCACCTGGTTCAACTGGTCGCTGTCGATCGAGATCATCATCCCGTCGGCGTCGGCGCCGGTGCCGAGGTCGAGGTTGAAGAACTCGCCCGCCTTCGAGGCCAGCAGCGTGGTCGGGCGGCTCTTCAGCCCGCCCATCCACAACCGGCCCTGGTGGAACGTGGCACATTCCGGCCAGCCGCGCGTGGCGCTGATCACTGCCTCGGCGCCGCCGCCGAAGTTGAAGTTCGGGATGTTGGTGAAGGCCTGCGGCGCCGAGGTCCAGGAGGTGTCGGAGCCCGCCCGCTGGATGCGGTGCGGCGGCAGGTCATGGTGGAACAGCAGCAGCGTGTCGGCCGACTGCGCCCAGTTGACCTGCTTGGCGATGGCGGCCGTGCCCGGCCAGGTGCCGGTGAACAGCGCCACACCGTCGCTGCCGCGGAACACCTGGAACTCCCCGGCGTAGAGCGCGATCAGGAAGGTCTGCGCGGCCGAGAAGGCGAAGGGCACGAGGCGCAGGCCATTGAGCGCGGCCGCCGGCAGGGTCGCCAGGTGGCGCCAGCCGGGCCGGCGCTTCACACCGCCTTGCGGCAGCACCACCGCGTTGCGCAGCCGCGACGCGCCGGAGTAGTAGCGCGCGACTTCGATCCGCGCGTCGAGCCGCGGGTCGAGCTCGCCTGCGGTGAAGCTGGTCTGCACGGTGCGCAGCGTGCGCATCACCAGCCCCCCATGCGCACGTTGAGCAGCGGGAAGGAGCGCATCGGTTCGGCCGGCGCGGCCTGGCTGTCGGCGCGGCGGGCGGCGGCGAACAGCCCGCCCTGGCCCATCGCGGACGGCGGCCCCCAGGCGCGGGCGTGCCAGAGCTGCGCGTCGGCGCCGCTGCCCGTCACCGCCAGCGCCAGGTCGGCGGCCAGCGCCTCCCGCGCGAAGGCGACGAGATAAGGCGGCCAGCGGGTCAGCGGCGGCTCGGCCTGCACCTCCGCCCACACCTCGGGCGCGTCGGTGTGCAGCTCCTCGCCGACGATGCGCCAGTCGGCAATCCCGGGCGCGCCCGGCTGCCCGGAGACGAGCGCGCGGCGCAGCGCGATCATGCCGGGCGGCAGCGCGTAGCGATGGGCGAAGGAATGCTCGGGCGGGGTGGCCAGGCGCGACAGGCGAAGCTGCACGATGGTGCAGCGCCACGGATGGGCGGACAGGCAGCCGAGCAGGGTGGCGGGGGCGACCCGCAGCAGCAGGGAGGCGAGGTCGGAGCCCTCGTCAATCTGCGCCACCGGCTGCGCGCCGAGCAGCGCCAGCGCCTGGTTGCCGATGCCGAGCACCGTCGTGCTGTCCATCGGCTACTCCTTGGCGGCGGCGGGCGCCTGGGCTGGGGGGTGGCAGGACAGGCGCAGCGCCTCCTCGACCGCGGCGCGGACGGCGGCCTCGGCCGGACGGTCGGCGTCGGGGCGGCCGGCCTTGTAGGCGGCGATGGTGGCGGCCGCGGCGGCGCAGCCGACGGCCTGCACGGCCGCGCCGTTCGGCTGGCAGGCCGGGAGCGGCAGAAGCAGCGCGGCGGCGGCCAGGCTCTGCGCCGCGCGCCGCATCACCACGCGCCTCCGAGGCGTTTGCCCGCCTCCCCGCGCAGCATCAGCAGAAGGCGCTCCTCGGTCACACCGAGGCGCCGAAGCGTATCCGGAATGGCGTCGCGCAGGTAGGCCCGGCCGACTTCGACCGCCTGCTCCAAGGCCAGCGCGCCGCGCGCCTGCACCTGCGGGTCGGCGAGGATCAGCCCCGCCGCGCGGCCGAGCGCGCTTTCCAGCCGCTGCCGTGCCAGCCAGTCCTCCAGCATGGCGCGCGCCCAGGGCACGGCGCGGGCGAGGATGGCCGCGATCACGGCCAGCATCAGCTCGGTCAGGTGCGCCAGCAGGATGTCCACGGCGTGGCTCCTTCATTTCTCGCGGATGGCGTTCCGCAGTTCGATCAGCGCCCGCTCGACGGCCAGCGAGGACTGGATGCCGCGTTCGGCGACCGCGATCATCTCCCGGTGCGCGAGAGCGCGCGCCGCGCGTTCCTCGCGCAGCTCGGCGAGCATCTCGTTGCGCTCCACGCGCCAGGTGCGCCAGATCAGGGTGCCGATCACCAGCAGCAGCAGCACGATGACGGGCGATCCCTCGACGATGCGCTCCAGAAGCTGGACGGGATCGGCTTGGTTCATGCCGCGCCCCCCGCGAACACGCCGATGAGGCCGCGCGCGGCGGATAGCGCCGCACGCGGCCGACGTGACGCTGCCCCGCACGCGGCGTGATGGTGGAGGAGCCGCCGCTCACGACTTCGCCCGCGCGCCAGCTCCTGCCCGTTGGCCAGCCCCACCGGATCAGTCCGAGTTGGTGACGGTCAGCGCGGTGACGTCGGAGACGTTCACGGCCGTCGCCGTCTTCGTCATCACCACGTGCCAGCCCGCCGTCTGCACGACGTTCGAGCCGTTGACGACCACCACGTAGATCAGGTCGCCGACCGACAGCAGCGACCGGACCTGGTTGAAATAGCCGCTGGTGTCCACCGTCGCGTGCGTGTCCTGGGTGCGGTAGGTGTGGATCCTCGGCACGCCCGGCAGGGCCGAGGTGCCGGCCGCCGGGCCGAAGTCTTTCAGGATGAACGGCATGATCAAGCCTCCGTGCAGTCGATGCGGATGACGCCCTCGGGGTCGATGACCACGCCGCCGAAGCGCGCGCGGATCGAGATCTGCCAGGCCGCCAGGTGCGGAACCCACTCGATGCGGAGCGGCTCCTCCCGCGCGATGGCGAGGCCCACCGCGTCGGTGTCGTAGGCGAAGCACTGCCGGATGCCGCCGTTGAGCGGCAGGCCGCCCTCGGGGCGGGCCTCGTCCACCAGCAGGATCTGCAGCCCGTAGACGCTGGGCAGAACGCCGGTGCGGCCGACGGAGCTGTCGCCGAAGTCCTTGTTCTGGGCGATCGGCAGGGAGCGGATGTCGTCATAGACCTTGGACGACACCAGCACGTAGCGGTTCTCCCGCGGCACGGCGCGCGCGTCGAACAGCCGCACGATCTGGCGCATCTTCGCGTCGGTCATGCCGGCGCTGCCGTCCGCGATCGTGGGTGCGCCGAAATTCGCGACGATCTGGTCGATGATCACCTGGTCCTCGCGGCGCCCCAAGGCATTGCCGAGCACCCGGGAGATCACCGGCGTCTGGTCGAAGCGGACGCGGGTCGCGTCGATGGTGTCCACGTATTCGGTCGCGTCCCACGCCGTCAGCGTGCAGACCGCGGGCGCGAAGGTGGCGCCGACGCTGACGCGGGGCGTGGCCGGCACATGCGGCACCGCGGCGACGCGGCTGATGCGCGGGAATTGCGCGGTGCCGCCGACGATGCCGGTTTCCACGCGCACGGTGCGTCGCAGCAGGGCGCCGTTTTCGTAGGCTGCCTTGCAGGCGCTGTCGAAATACGCAGCGACTACGGGATCAAGATCGGGCACGGTCTGGCCTCCAGAAACGAACGGGACAAGCCGCTGTCGCGGCGGGTTCGGTTCGCACCCCGATGGCCAGTCTCGGGCGGGGTCCGGCAAAGCGGATGGGCCCACCCGGTTCCGGGTCGTTCGCGCTTCGGCCGTGCGTGGCCGCCGTCGGCACGATCACCCCGGTCCGGCCAGGCGGATGGGGCAGGGTGACCGCTTGCGGCGGCCTCGGTCCGGCGAGGCGGATGGGGCAAGGCGCCGCTGCGCCCTCTTGCATGGCACAGCGCGCGCGGGTGGCGTTAGTCAGAAATCGTGAAGTCCTCCCACCGGATGCGCCGCGTGGCGTGTCAAGCCCAACGAGCGCGACTAACCCCCCCATTTAGTCGCGCGGCGCAGGTGACGTCCCCCACCGGACGCGCCGCCTGGCGTGTCAAGCGCAACGAGCGCCACTAACCCCCCCATTTAGGGGCGCGGCGCGGATGCCTCGACACGCCCGCCCAAGCGCCCCATACTCATGTCCAGTGAGCGGACGCCGCGCCGCCGCGCAGGATCGCCGCCGCCTCCTTCCGCCCTGGCGCCCTGCGCCCGAACGCCGCCTTGCCCCGGGCGGTGGCCTACCCCACGATGCCGCGCGCCGCCAGCTCGCGCAGCGCCTTGGCCGCCCTCTCGCCGAGCGATTGGTCGCGCTTGGCCACCGCCTCGTCCATCATCCGCCGCGCATCGGCCAGGCTCATCCTCCCGTCCTCCAGCGCGTCCACGGGGATCGCCTTCTCGCCCGACATGGCGCGCATCTTAGCCAGGAACCGCACGCCGTCAGCATTGGAGATGCTGAACGCCGCGCGCGCCTCCTCCTGCGTCAGCATGCCGCGCCCGACCAGCCCCTCCACCCACGTCTTGACCTCGTACAGCACCTGGCGCCCGCGCGGCCCGAGGCGCGCGAGCTCGGCCGCATAGGCCGCGTCGCGCGCCTCCTTGCTCTCGCCGGCCTCACCCTGGCGGCGCGCGGCTTCCGTGAGGTACGCCCGCGCGATCGCCTCCATCTGCGCCTGGCTCACGCCCGCCTCGTGCGCCGCCTTGCGCACCGCGCCCCACACCGGATCATCGGCCTTCACCGCGTCCTTGGGCAGGCCCTCCACCTCCGGCAGGCGATAGGCGTCGGGGCTTTCCGGCGCGGCCGCGGCGGGCTTCGCGAGCCGCGCGCGCAAATCGGCCACCGCCTTGGCCATCGCCTCGACGCGCGGCGCGCGCTTCTCCGCGTCCCAGAATTGCTCCGGCAGCCAGGCCGGGCGCTCGCCGGCCTTTGCGGTCTCGCCTGTCTCCGTCTCGGCTTCGGGCGGCGTCTCCGCCAGGTCGAACAGCCCGCCCTCGGCCGCCTCGCCCGGCGCGCCGGGCTGCTCCGCCTCGCCGCCCGCCGGCGCCGCATCCGTCCCGCTCATCGTCCCTCCTCCGTCGTGCTGCGCGCGCCATCGTCCAGCGCCGCCAGGATCTGCCTCCACACCGCCTTGCGGCCTTCCGCGAAGGCGGCGTCCTCCACCTGCTGCCCCGGCCGCCAGGACGGCCGGTCCAGCTCGCGCGCCGCCACCGACGCCACGGCCGGCGCCACGGTGCGCAGCGCGGCGACAAGCCGCTGCCAGTCCGCGTCCAGCTCCGGCGCCGCCGGCGGCGCCATGCCCAAGGGATCGAACATCACGCGCCCCCCGCGGCCATGGCCGGCGCCAGGTTGCCCACCGCCTGCGCCAGCACGGGCGACGCCAGCGCCGCCTCGGCCGATCGCCGCTCGGCCGCCGCCGCCTCGCGCGCCGCCAGCTCCTCGGCCGTCGGGATCAGATCGGCCGGCACGCCGCCGCGCTCGGCCAGCCACGGCCCGACGCGGTCCAGCGCGACGCCGCGCGCGATGATGTCCTGCCCGATCGGCCCGAGGCTCGTGGCCCCGGCGAGGAAGCCCATGACCGCCTGCACATCCGCGCGGTCCTGCGCCTGCGCCAGCGGGCTGACGGCGCGGACGCGCACCTCGTCCGCGCGCAGCAGCTCGGCCAGCCCCGCGAAGCGCTCGCCCGACAGCAGCCCCGCCTCGTCCAGAATGTCGGCCACCCGCACCACCAGCGGCTGCACCGCATCCGCCTGCAGGCGGCCGAAGGCGCCGGTGTCCTGCTGGAACAGCCGCATCCGCTCCATGATCTCGGTCGCCGTGATGCCGGTCTGGATCTCGGGTGGCAGCGGCGTGTCGAACATCGTCTGCCGGATCGAGACCTGCAGCCGCTCCATCAGCTCCCGCGCCACGGCGAAATCCGCGGCCGCACGCAACGGCGCGATCGAGGGGCCGGCCGCGCCGCCATTGCTCCTGACCGGGATCACCGCGCCCGGCTGGATGCGGATGGCGGCCGGGTTGATCACCCCGTCATCCGCCACCGTCCACACGCCATAGACGGCGAGCGAGGCGGCGGCCAGCGTCAGCTCCATCAGCTTGTTCAGCACCCGGATGTCCGGCAGGGCGGCCGCCAGCGGGCCCCGCCCATGCGCCTCGCCCGGCGATTTGCTCCAGCGCGTGACGATCCAGGGGCTGGTGCGGTAGCGCCGCTCGGCGATCACCTCCCACTCGCCGCGCTCGGCGATGGTCATGCGCCAGCGGTCTTCCTCAGGGTCGTAGACGGTCGCCTGAAGCAGCTCGACCGGCCGCTCCGGATCCTCGCGCGCCAGCTCGGCGATCCGCCGCGGCAGCACCCCGTCCGGATAGGTGCGGCCAACCAGCCGCGCCGGGATGGACTGCCGCACGAACACCCCCTCGACGGTGCCGAGCGGGCCTTCGTCGAACGCGACCAGCCCCGACGGCACCGCCTGGAAGCGCAGCAGCGGCGCGCCCGGGCGGCGCGTCGCCTGGCGGCCGTTTTCGACGAGCAGGGTGCCGACGCCCGCCGCGAGATCGAGCGCCCATTCGTTGATCACCTGGTCGAAGTTGCTCGCGTGGATCTGCGCGAACATCAGATCGGTCGCGGCTTCCAGGTCGCGCGCCACGTCGCCGGCATCGCGCCGCGCCATCTCGGGCGGCAGCGCCAGCATCGCCCAGCGCTGCTGCGGCGGGAACAGCGCCTGCTGCAGGCGGTTGGCGAACCGCCCGGCGGCGATGACGGCGGTGCTGTCATACACCCGCGGCGCCTGGCGGTCCTGGCCGAGGCCGTAGGCGCGCCAGGCGTCGCGCTCCGGCATGGCGAAGGCGTAGATGTCGCGCATCAGGGCGGCGAAGGCCTGGCGCTTCTGCTCCGCCGCCTCGGCGCGCTTCTTCAGCGCGGAATCGATCTCGGCCATCAGCCGCCAAGCCGGGCCTGCAGCGGCTGGTCGGCCGTGCCCGTCTCCGCCCCGGCCAGCAGCAGCGCCCGCCCGCGCAGCCGCGCGGCGCGGGCGGCGGCGGCGCTCTGCTCGCGCAGCTTCCGCGCCGCGTCCTGCGCGGCCAGCCGGTCCTGCTGCTGGCGCAGCAACTCCTCCTGCTGGCGCAGCAACTCCTCCTGCCGGCGCAGCGACGCCTGCTGGGCGCTGGTGTCGATCTTCGGGGTTCGGAACAGGCCGCCCATCACGCGATCCTCCACTCCGGATAGGGGGAAAGCGGCCGCGCGCCGATCCGGATCAGCGCGCGGCGCAACTGGCGCGGCGTCACCACGCGCCAGTCGAGCAGGCCGAGGCGGGCTTTCACCGCCTCGACGCAGGTCAAGGGGCCGCGCCACGCGGCGCCCCTCGGGTAAGCGGGCGGCACGACGCGCAGCGCCTCGGCC